TCGATTCCAGACCCGCGCAGGAGATCGCTGGCAATGGTTTCCAGGCCGGCTTTGTGGAAATTTTCCTCAAACTTGGCATCGACAACCCTTTCCACGGTTTCCTGCATTGGGAATATCCCTCCTACGCGGGCGCTGGGCGTGAGGATGTAAAACGGGATCGCCTCTTGCGACGGCGGTATGCGCGTGCAGATCGCCAGGGTGCCGTTGGTGAGCTGCACTACAAAGAAAGACATTCCGCGCACAAGCTGTTGCCGGCGAATCGCGTTCCGCTGATATTTGAAGTCGCCGATCCGGCGAGTCACGGTCACAGTGTACTTGCCGTCTGCGGCCTGCAATAAGTTCTGCGGCATCAATTCGCGTGGGATCACCGTCCCGAATGGATTCAAGTATTTGGTGGGAATGGCTCGGTACTCTGCGCCGGCGATCTTCAGGTATCCGCCGCGGATTCCGCCGTCTTCCTGGTCTCCCAGGTAGTCCGGCGCATCGCCTTTGCGGTTGCGGCTATCTTCGTAGACCACGGCAACCAGATTGTCTTTCGTCGCTGCTTTGATCTTCGTGTTGTATGTGAGCCAATCGTTTCTCAGCTTGAATACCTGGCCCTCAACGCGCCGTGACTCCGCCTGGCCATCCTGCGCCGTATAGGTTAGCGCCTTGGCAATAGTAAAGGGGAGCTGCTTGTCGCGCAGCTCACGAAGCGCCGCGCGCGGAGCGTCAATATCGACCGTGATGTTAATCAGGCTCATGGCTCAATGTTACGGGAATTCGCCCGAATTCGGCTATCTCGGGTGAACTGGGATTGTGAGCGCATACCCATCCTTTCCTGAGCTTTCGCGCGCCTTCGCTTTGCGTCAGGGTGAGCAGACACTTGACCCCACGCTGCGGGACAACTACGAGAACGGCATGGAGGCCACGCGCGCCCGGTGGACGCGCAACCGCCGTACTTTCTCCATGCAGCTTGACTATCTGCTGGCTGAAGACAAGCAACTGCTCGACCTGTTTTTCAACACCACCGTCTCTGCCGGCGCGCTGCCCTTTACCATCAATGACCCGCGCAACCTGGATTCGCCCCAGACCTATACCGTCCGCTTCGCCTCGCTGCCCAAGTACACAGACGCCGGTTGGATCGGGCAGGATGCTCTCGGCAACACGCCCGGCTACCGCTGGAACTGCTCCTTTGAAGTGCGTGAGGTCTAGATGCCCGCGCGTCCGCCCATCTCGCTCATCTCCATCCTGGCCAACGTGCAGCGCCATGCCATCGCCTCCGGCGAGCCCTGGCTGCTCCTGATGAATATCGAGTGGCCGGGAACTCCCACTGCGGGCGTCACCACGCAAAACATCCGCCTGGTCCGCAACGTGGACGCCTACACCTTCGACGCCAATGACGGCAACGGGGCGCAGGTCTACGAGCCCTTCAACTTCGAGATGGGCGAGTTCAACACCTCATCGACCGGCGCGGTTCCCCAGGTCGAGATTCAGGCCTCGAACGTGATGCGCATCCTGCAATCGATCATTGAGCAGTATGCGGGCGTGGTGGGAGCGAATCTCTATCTCTACGCCGTCAACACCGCCAACCCGGCAGGAGAGCCGGACCTGACGCTGCAATTCACGATTGTGCAGTCGGTATGCGATGCCAAGCTCGTGCACCTCAAGTGCGGCGCGTCCAGCCCGATGCGCCGGCTCTTCCCGCTCTACATGTACTGGCCGAATACCTGCATTTGGCAGTACAAGGGCGTGCAGTGCGGCTACACCGGCACCATGGCAAGCTGCTCCAAGACGCTCGACGGCGCGACCGGCTGCGAGGCGCACAGCAACCAGCTCCGCTTCGGCGGCTTCCCCGGCATCGACACCAACGGCATCACCGCCGCGGGGGTGGTCTGATGCCCATAGCCAAAGGCTCGCACTTTGCGGATTTCGCGCCTCATGGCGCTGCGGAGCTATCGGTTCGCGAGATTGCCGAGCGCCTCGGCCTGTCGCACGATCAGGCTAGACGCGCCCTGAATAGCGCCATACGCAAGCTGCGCAAGAGCCCCGCCGCCTTCGATGCCTTTCTGGAACTGCTGGAGGCGCGCGAGAGCAATCGCGTCTTGCCGGCGGAGGACGCCGAATGACCCAGACAGCTCGGACTACCAAAAGCGGCCTCTCTGCCCAGCTCTTCTCGGACCTCATCGGTAAACCCTTCGTTGCCGGTGGACGCGGCCCCGCGAGCTATGACTGCGTTGGCCTCGCGGTCGAGATGGCGCGCCGCCTCGGCAAACAGGTTCCGGACTACGTATCGAGCGAAGCCGAGCTTCACTCCCAACTTGCTGCCGAGGGCGCTGCGCTTGCCGACTGCCCCCAGATCCCGCGCCCCGTGCCGGGATGCGCCGTGCTCCTGCGCATGACGCCCTCGCAGCATCATCTTGCCTTCATGGTGGATGAGTACCGCATGATCCACACCACAGCCGCCACCGGCTGCATTGTGGAGCGCCTCAACTCGCCGCTATGGCAGCGCCGCGTCCTCGGCTACTACAGCCTCAACCTTTCCAATACCGGAACCCAGGGGCTAGCCAAGTGAGCGACCCGATTCAGCTTGTCGAGACTGCGGCCATCGCCGCCGCGCCAGAGGGCGAAGTCCTGCCGCCGGAGCGCGCCCTGGCTCGCCCCACCGTGCGCCTGATCCACATCGCCAACCCGCTCATGCCCTCGACCTCCCGCACAGTTGTAGAGCGCGAGTGGTCCGCCGGCAAGACTCTTGAAACCTACCTGCTCACCCAGTTTGGCAGCGCGGAGGTTATCGCGGGCTTTGTGGTCTCAGTCAACGGCGGCATCGTCAAGCCGGAGATTTACGGCGAGTACGTGCCGCGTGCCGGAGACACCATCGTCGTCTCGCCTGCCGTGCTGGGCGGCTCGGTCTGGCGCACGCTGGCGCAAGTCGCCGTCGCCGCCGCTGCCGTCACCGCTGCCATTGTTCTGCCTGGTATAGGGGGCTTTGCCACCCTCGCGGCCTTCTCGGGCCTCACTGCCGGGACTGCCGCCGGCATCGTCGCCGGGGCAATCAGCATGGTTGGCGGCATCCTCATCAACTCCTTCATGGCTAACCAGCCCAGCTCCAAGGCGCAATCCCCCAGCTACGCCTTTGGGGGGCCGACGTCGCTTGCGCAATCTGGAACTGTCATCCCCAAGGGCTATGGGAAATTCCAGTGGGGCGGCAACGTCATCTCCAGCTTTATCGATATTGAGGGGCAAAACCAGTACATCAACGCGCTGGTCTGCTTTGGCTTCGGTCCAGCCCGCGCCATCACCAATATCGAGATCAACGGCAAGAGCATTGCCGAGTATCAAAACGTGGCGCAGTACGTCCGCTACGGCACCAACGATCAGACCGAAATCGGCGCATTCAACCGCATCGTCAACGGCTACCCGCAAGAGGTACAGGTTACCTGCGCCGGCGGCGCTGTCGTCGTCCCTGGCACGGGAACGCAGACCCAGGCCCTTCAGGTGGATATTGAGTTTGCTACCGGCGTCTTCTACATCACCGGCGATGGCAACCAGATCCCGTGCAGCGTCTCCTACCAGGTGATGTACTCGGTCACCGGCGCGAACGACTGGCAGCCCATCCTGCAACCCAAAGAGACGCGCGATGTGGTCTACTACAACGGCGACGGCACAGTCAATCCCTATGAGACGCCAACCTGGGGTCTCTACTGGACCGGATGCGCGCCCGGCTCCGGCATCGTGCTCGATTGGGACAACGGCCCACACACCCCCGGCGATCAGCAAACCCACACCGAAGACATTTCCACCTACAACGCGGACGGCTCGCACACCACGTACTCGCAAGCCTTCCAGGGCGAGTGGCAGCCCATCAATACCGCGCTCAATAACCTCGAAGTGATGACCTGGATGAATGGCTGGGTCATCTTCACCGACTCCACAACCGAGGTCGATTACAACCGGACCAGCGTCTATGGCCTCGCGCCCAACTGCTACGACATTCAGGTTACCAAGTACGGCTCGGCCGCCGCCGGATACACCATCACCTACGGCGATTACGACTCGCCGCATCGCGGGCAGGAAGTCTGGATTCATTCGGTCAACGAGATCACCTATCAGGACCTCGCTTACCCCAACATGATCCTCGTCGGCATCCGCGCCCTGGCCACCAACCAGCTCTCCGGGGCGAATATCAATGTCACCGCGCTGATCCAACACGGCTTGCGCTCTCTGGATGAGAACATCCTCCCTGCGGCGCTCCAAGCCTACGAGGAAGACAACCCGGCCTGTGTCGCCGCGGATATGATGCTCGATACCTTGTACGGCGGAGGCCAGTTCCCCGGCATCCTGCCAACGAATATCGAGCGCTTCATTGACGATTGGGTCAACTGGGCGGAACTGAACGACGAGCTGGTCAACGCCCAGGGCAACGTGACGGCTATCGCCATCACCACCGCCGGTGCGGACCAGACGCCCGGCAACTACACCGTCACGCTCACCGGCGGCGGCGGCAACGGCGCACAGGCGGTCATCGTAGTCGCCGCCGGCGGCACGGTGACGGCGGCTCCCAACCTCACCAACGCAGGCGAGGGATACGGAGAGTCCTTCACCTTCACATTCAACGGCGCTGGCGGCACTCCATCGACCTTCGCCGTAACCGTCTCGACGGTCTCCATCCGCCGCCACGTTTTTAACTGCGTCGTGGACAACGAGGACAACCTCTGGAATCAGGTCCAGATGGTGGGCCGCATGTCGCGCGCCTCGGTGATGCCCATGGGCCGCGATTACGGCGTCTATGTCGATCGGGCCGATACGCCGGTGCAAATGTTCACCATGGGCAACATCGTGCAGGATAGCTTCCAGGAGACCTGGCTCTCGCTCGATGACCGCGCCAACCAGATCGAGGTGCAGTTTGCCGACTCGACGCGCTTCTACAAGCAAGACAACCCCATCGTGTGGATGTCGCCTGCGGATATGGCCTCCGGTGCTGTGGTGAAGAACGTCCGCATCGACGGCAAGGGTGTGACCATTCCGGCGCAGGCCTGGCACCTCGGCAACTTCAAAGGCCTCTGCAATGAGCTGCTGTTGCGCACCGGCCAGTTCAAGTGCGACACCGACGCCATCGCCTGCCGCGCCGGCAACGTCATCATCCTGCAACATGATGTTCCGCAGTGGGGCTGGGGCGGCCGCACATTGCGGAACGCCACTACCTCTTCCGTGCAGGTAGACCGCAACGATCTCCCCTGGGACGGCACAACGGCCTATAACCTCATTGTGCTCTTTCCCTCGGTCCAGATGTACTCGGGCGTGGTCACCTCCGTTGCCGCCGATGTGGACGCAACCGGCCTCACCATCGGCACAACGATTGGCCTTTCCAGCTACGACGGCGATAACACTGTCACCCGCGCCGTCGTCAATGGCACCGATTGCCCTATCCTGCAAGCCTCCGCTGGGACAATCGTCGTCACGCTGCCTCCTGGCTTCACGCCAGCCGTGGGCAACGCCTACGTCCTCTACAACACCGATGTGATGCTCACGGCCACTGTCTCGAACGTGGTCAGCGCCGCCAATGGAACCATGCTGCTCACCCTCGGCACGCCCTTTCCGCAAGCCCCGCCAGACTTCTCCACCTACTTCTATGGTGAGCCGGGAACGCAGAAGCTAGCCCGCGTCACGGCCATCCGCAGGGCCAGCGAGTTCCGCTCCACTATCGAGTGGATCGACTACAGCGCCGGCTGCTATGTCGATTCCACGCCGGTTGTAGGCGAGACCAGCGCGCAGATCACCACCAACCCTGGCGTCACCGGCCTGGTAGCCAACGAGACCTTCACACTGCAAAGCTCCGGCAGCTATGCGGATTTTGTCGTGCTCACCTGGAAGAATGGAGCCAATACCTCCGGCGTCGGCATCTATGGCGCAACACCTGGCAGCAATACCAAGATGCTCGTTCGTCTCACCGGCGCGCCCACAAGCTGGCAGATGGCCGTCTCGCCCAACGTGCAGTGGACCTTTACCGTGGTCGGCTTCGACGATAACAACGATTACGCCGGGTTCAGCTCCGCGCCATCCGTCACGTTTACCGCCGTGGGCATCACTACCAACCTGCTCAAGGGGTCGAGCTTTCAGTCCGGGTTTGCCTATTGGAACATGCTCACGCGCTCTGGCGATACCATGATTCCCACATACACCGACGACGGCGAGGCCACATACACCGTCGTGGGCTCTGCTCTTACAGTGCCTCAGACGCTCATCCAACAGGTCTTGTCTGCATCGCTCTGGGCGGTGGGAGATCTGCTTATGCTCTCGGCGTACTTCGAGACGACAGGGACGCCCACCGGCAACCTTGTAGCAGACATCTGCTTTCAGAATTCCAGCGGAACAATCCTCTCAACCGCGCGCGGCGTGCTCACCATGGCCGGAGCGGCGGCCAACCTCACCCGCGTCTTCTGTCCGCTCACGGCGGTGCCCACCGGCACAACTCAAGTATCGGTGCGTGTCCTGGTCGATGGAGCCACCCTCAGCATCCCTGTTGGCGCCACGCTCATAGCCAGCCACTTGTTGCTAGAGATTGGCACCGCAGGCCAGACCGAGCCCAGCGCCTGGGCGGATATCGACGTGAAGGGCAACGTGCTCGATATATTCCAAACCGGATCAAGCTCCGCGTTGCGCACCCAGGCATCCACGCTGCCCACCTTCACCGGCAGTTTTACCTATACTTCCACCGCAACCACGATCACTATCGCATGGGCGTCTTTGGCTATCGCATGGCCTGACGGCTCGTACACGCTCATTCAAGATTCGTCGATTGCAATTACGGGCCTTGCGGCCTCCGGTAGCTGGTACGCCTATCTCTATTTCGATGTGATCAACGGGGGCGTCAAGGCGGCTACCCCAACAACCGCTGTTGGAACCCCGGCGATACTCACCGTCGCCCAGGACGGCAACGCGAACGCGGCTTGCAGCTACGATGGCCGCGTGGCGCTTACCCCTAGCGGCATGGCTGTCACCACTCCAGCCAGCGGCTCTGGCGGCGGCTCGGGCGGAGGCCGAGGAGGTTCGCCAGTGAAACCTATCTCGTATTACTAAGCAATCTTGCCCGGAATTGGCAGTGCGGCTCATAACTCAGGTATGCCGACTGGTTACACAGCTTTTATCGCGAACAATATCCAAGACGTAACGGGCGTAAAGCTTGCCTCGGGTACTCTGGCGATTCAGCCGACCGATGCGAACAATCACCCGATCACCGCCAGCGCCGGAGGGGCTGGCGGCATGATGATCGTCGCGCCCGCGTCTTATGCGGTAACCAACGGGGCAACACCTGCTTTCAACGTGGCAGATACCTCGCTAACGCTCCCGGTCCACATCTCGTACAGGATCACGATCTCCAATGCCGCCGGCATCCCAATCTGCGTTCTCAAAGGAGTGCAGCCGACTGGGGCAACCTTCGATCTGGACACATACCAGCCCAACGTACCCGCACAGGCAGTCATCCAAGTCGGCGCAACCGGCGCGACCGGTGCAACTGGCGCAACCGGCCCTGCCAACACTCTAGCGATAGGCACCGTGGCATCGGGCACGGCAGCAGCCGCCACGATTACGGGCACCGCTCCAAATCAAACTCTGAATCTGACACTGCCTCAAGGCGCGGCTGGCGGCGTCATGTCGCTGGCGCAGATGGCCACACAGCGCAACGCCCTGGCATCTACGCCAAACCTGTTCAACTCCTCCACCGTGACCGCTGGATATTACCTCAATGGAGCAACCGGCGCTTTGGTAGCCTATGGGTCGTACTCGGTGAGCGGCTTCATTGTCGCCAACTCAGGCGGTACCATGATCTCCTCCGCTGCGATAGCCAATGGCACTTTCGGATACGCATTTTACGATCAGACCCAGACCTTCATCTCGGGATCGAATACAGCCGTTGCGGCAGGAGGAACGATCACTGTGCCCAGCTCTGCGGCTTACGTGCGTATCTCGCTGCTCGCTACCACTGTAGCCACTGAGATGCTTTGCAATGGCGCTGTCTTACCCACCTCTTACACGCCTTTTACTGCCGTAACCGTGAACACCGTCGAAGGCGCAATCAGCACGGCTGTATCGCAGGTTGCGTCCAAGCTGTTCGGTGGCACGAATCTCTTCAACCCATCGGGAGCCACCACGGGCGCTCTTAATGCATCCACTGGAGTCATTAACGCCAGCTATGCCTCCTACTACACGAGTAACTTTATGTGGGTATATGGGGCCGGGACTATCATTTCAAACACTCCCTTTAGTGCCGGGAGCGGATATGGGACTGCATTCTTCGACCAGAACTTCAACTTCCTATCGGGGCTGACCGTCGCACAGGCCGCATCTACGGCCATCACGGTTCCAGGGAATGCCTATTACTGCCAGTTTTATGCGTCTTCCACGGCTTACCCTCTGGCGGATGTTGTCGTGGTTGGCGGATCGACGCTCCCAGCTGGCTATGTGAGTTATTCCTATAGCATCCTGTCCACCGTTGCAAACAGCGCCCTGGTTCAGGGTATCGTCAACGCGGCACTGCCAACGCAGCGCAACCTGATTAACCTTGCGGCTTTGACGGCCAACTCGCAGGTATCGATGGCAACCGGAGCCCTGACCACGTTTACGGGCTATTACGCTACGGCATTCATGCCCGTGGTGCCTGGCGCCACCTACACCCTTGCAGGCGCGTCGCACGCTACCAATCCAACATACGGCATGGCTTTCTACGATGGATCGGGAAATTACGTTTCCGGCATCGGCTACCCATTCACG